TTTGCATACTCTATATTTGAATATGCTTTAGCACCTCCTATGTCTTGGATGAAAGAGAGTGCGGAGTTTTTATTTGGCGATGAAGAAACTAGAAAAAATGCATTCTTTAGTCAATATCCAATAAGACAATTAGCACCATTACAAATTATTACACCTCCAGCTAGTAGATTTATATTACCTCCTTTAAATGGTATTATAAATGGTGATTGGGAAGCATTTACTAAATACACTTTATGGACTTATGCACCAGGTGGTAGACTTATGCGTGATATGTACAAGACATATAATAATCCTAAATATGCCGTAGAATATCAGACTGGATTACCATATAACAGTTTTAAATGGCATATGGCAAAAGTAAAGCGTCAAGCCGAACAGAGAGAGATTAACGAAGATCCAACGACTTGACGCTGTTTTCATACGGCAACAAATTATTTTTTTAAAATACGCAACAAATCTTTTAACCTTTTTTGTTTTTGTGTCAAAAGATTTATTGCTTCTTCTGTTAATCCTATAAGTTCTTTTGTTTCCTTTAAAAACATTTCCTTTTCTACTTTGTCCATATTTGCTTTCCTTTCGAACCGCCCGCTCATGTTGTAATCTCTTTTAGATTATCTATACATAAATACGAAGACATAGCGACTAAGTTATGTCTTGTTTTAGTAGCCAACCAAACATGTATTTTCATAAGCGGGCAGTTTTTGTTTATGGTAATAAACAACTTTAATCGTTACATTCTTCACATTTTTCTGGTGCTCTAACACCAGTTAAATCAATATCATCGTGATCAAACCTATCTTCGGTTGATCTTACAATTTTATTGTTATTTTTTTCTAATGCAACAATAATCTTCTTAGCTATTGATAGTATAGCTTCAGCTTCTTTCTTGTTCAAATCCATCACGATTCTCCTTTTCAATTTGCAATAATCTTAAGAATCTCTTTAATGGTATTATAGCAAGAGCTTCTTTTCTATCCATACGTGTAACAACTGCATCTACGTCGTCTCCGTGATAGTCTGGATACAACCATTGAGCAACTTTCTTTCTTCGTTTTGCTTGTATTGTAGTATCTTCTACTATCACATCAACTACTTCTGACTTTCCTAATGATCTACCGTCGGAAGCATAGGCACGTTTTGCATACATGCCCATGTCCTTAGCTTCGTTTACTATCTCACGTTCGAGATTGTTACCACGTACTTTATTCTTATGCGTCACTTCCGCCAAGATTTCCTTGCATACTAACGATGTTGAAATCTTCCTCGTATCTTTTAATAGCTTCTGGTGATTCATCCCAGTATCTGAGACCAAATGAAAATTCCATTGGACCGAATCTGGTATCAAACCATAAATGATTACCAAAATTATTATCCATTCTTGTTGAAAGAACAATAAACTTTAGCAAACGCAATTCTGCTTTTTGTATATTATTCTTATCTACATATTGTGCGTTAAACAATTTCTTCAACATATGTATTTCCTCCGTTTATTTGTTTAAATGTCATGTTCGTTGCATTAAATGCAGCTAACATCTTAAATTGACCTTCGTCACGAGATTTTACTGATGTAATTTCTCTAGCTGGATCGTTTCTATTACCTTTAATTAATAGAACCTTATCTGCTTTTTGTACAACATTACTACTACCTTTCAAAGAATGTAGATTAATAACATTGTTAGCTGCTGATGTTTTGTTAAGATGATGTATTGCAATAATAATTACGTTAGTTTTTTGTGCTATTTGTTTTAATGCACCTATAACTACGTTTTGCTTTTCTATTTCACCTTTTACAAAATCAACTTCAACTTCGTCAGTAGTATCTACAACTAGAACTTTTGGTTCATATTCTGCTACTACTTTCTTGATAGAGTCTATCCTTGGTGCTATTGTCATTACTTGTATGTGATCTAACTTATCTTTAATACTAAAGTCTGGATTTTCCTTGTATTGTTGTAAAACCCATTCTTTAGGTTTGTTTGTAGCAATTTGCACAAATCGTCTAAAGATAAGCTGTTCGTTCATTTCTAACGACAAGAACAATGTATTTTGTTTTGCTTTCACAATTAGATCTTGTATGAACGCAGTCTTACCAAGACCAGTATCACCAGAGAATATAACCAACTCGCCAGGACTAAATTGATATGGATTAGAGCCATATATATCTTCTAGCTTGATAGAGTTTTGTTCTAACTGTTTTGTTACATAGGTTCTTAATGCATCTTCTAATGCATCTACACCTTTAATATCTAAGGTATAGTCTTTACGTTTGTAATAAATACATTTTGAATCGCAATATTCTGCCATAATGTGGTCATCACAACCATATTGATAAGAACCTTCATAAACATTTGATACTGTTCTTGTTATTTCTTCCTCGGACATTGTGTTATTTGCCCAGGTAAACATACCATTGAGGACAACTAACATTGGAACACCAGCTCTTTTGTATGCACTAACCATTCGCATTAGTTTCATATTTCTAGAACCTTTCATAGGACCTTCGTTAAATACGTGCTGCATACAAGAAACTACTGATGTAACGTCTGAATCTGTTTTGGTATTCTTGTTATCATACTGAATAGTAGGCGATGCAACAACCATAGATTGTAAATACGGTTCTACGCTTGGTTCTTTAAATAAAGTACTAAAGAAACTTTCGTTCATACTCGCTTGTGTTTTATTGACATAACTCATATAGCTGCCTTCGCTACTTGCCATTTGTTGTACGTCTTCCATACTTAGTTCTGACAATAGCTGCAACGGTATCCATATTTTATAGAGGTTTGTTTTTGTGTTTAACGACCATTTGCATCGAATGATCCTTGTCTTATCATAGATGCTGTCTGCAAAGTCGAAATGCTTATTCATTGTTAGTTTAAGCTTATCGTGTATATCTCTGCTTGGCTGTAAACCAAATACATTCTGTATTTCAATATGGAAACCGCTACCGCTAAACCATAAGTTTATGTCTTCTTCCATTACTCCCTTATCAAACATTTCAGATACACATTGTTGTATATATCCAATAAAATGATCATTAGGTATTTCGCCTTTATCGATGTCTAATATAATGTAATCGATATATGCAATACCGTTGAATCCTTTTACTGAATTTGTATTGTGTACATGTTCTTGAAAGTCTTTACCAAATGTAAAATAAGAACGATACATCTCATTCTTAAATGCATTCTTTGTTACTTTCTTTTGATAGGTATTAACATTAGCAACAGTGTTACGTTCGGATAGACCACCTTCTACTAGTTCTAAAAAGTATTTATCTTCTTCCATCCTTTTATTTTCCCATTAGTTGCTGATTTAACTTCTTTGAGTGCAAATCCCATAAGCTCGTCCGTGAATATATTTTCTTCACGCAACTTTCTAAATGCTCTGGAATATGTACTTGCCGTATGTATTTTGTTATACTTGATTTTACCATAATGTGGTACTTGACTCTCAAAGTTCCAGGTAAAGAATACTTCACCATTTTCTAAAGAGTCAAGCCAATTGATAACAATAGTTTTAGCAGTCATTAAAATGGAAAGTCATCATCATTTACACTTTCTTGAACTTCAGGTACGGCAGGTTCTGATGTTCCTTTACGAAAGTTTTGAGGATAACCTTGTTCTAATGATTTCTTAAAGTCTTTCTCGAGTTGATCTGTTTTATCCCAAGAAGAAACTCTGTTCCAAAGATTGCGTTTGTACTTACCAGTAGACTGATAACTAAGTACTGCAATTTCAGAATCCATTAATACATCTAAATTAATATCGCCAGTGTCTGATACTTCTAAATCTTTACCAGCTGCAAGATACAATGTATTAACTAAGTCAGGATATTTTAAATCCAGGACTACACCATTTGTATCTTTATCATAGTTTTGATTTAAGAATAAATTAGATTTGTATCCATTTGTAGAATCTTCAAGTTCTAATTTAACTGTTGTATCAGTATACTGTGATTCAATTTGTTCTGCTGCAATAATTTTACATTTATTAATGAAATAAGGTTTATTGCCGCCACCTTGCGATGACTTTACCTTAGTACCCGTGATTGCCATATGATACCTCCTTACTTTTGGTCATTAGCGTGATCTTGATTACGTTCATGTGCACCGTCAATTAGCCCTTGATTGATACTTTCAATATAAGTGCTAAGTGCATCCATTGATTTAGCATAGTCTGCTAATTCTACATCTAGTAATTCGTCTTTTTCGAATGGTATTTTAATTAAAACAAAAGTACCAAAGTCGTTTACTATATGTTTTGTCTCTCCAGGTTGCATAGAACCTATTCTATGTTCACTAGGCATTTTCTTTTTTGACATCTTTTGCCTCCTTAAGTTGATCTTCAAAGTATTTCTTAGCTGTTTTTACTCTAGCAACAGTATCATAAAATCCGCTTTCACGTTTTTTAGTATATGCTAGATAAGCTTCTTCGGGAATTACTTGAGCTTTTTCACACTTTTTTGCAAGCGTGTCAATTTCTGTAAGTTCCTTAACTTTAGGTTTGAATACTGATTGTTTTGCCTTAGCATTCTCAACTTCTTCTTTGCTAGCAATGGCAAAATCTGCACCAATACCCATATTGGCCAATGCCCTACCAACGGCGCTCGTCTCGCAATTTTCCATAGCACTCGTCTTATTAACAAAACCAGTATTGTCTCGCTCAGCTGCTGTTCCAGTGAAGTATCTTTCTGGTACTTCGAGTACATTGGGCGTGACTTTTGCTTGGATTCTGTATTCATTGCATTGTTCTCCAGTTGGTGTGTCTATTATTTGTGTGACTTCTAGTACTTCAGTCACTATCATGCCGTGTGGATACATATTATGAAATTCTTTAATACGATCGTTCACTAAGGCATAATCTTTAAGGTTAAATCCCATAAGATTCCTCCGTTTTTTGGTTAGCTTGGACAACCAAATTAGTATTACCAGTTTAATTATCCAAGCATTATTGTTATTATTTATCAGATTTATTTACATAATTACAAGCATATAATATACCGTAACACAATGCAAACAATAGAAGTAATTTCAACATAGACTCCTCCTTAATCTAATAGTTTCATGTACGCTTTAGCATTGTTCCATTTGAACCAATCTAAACCTTTGCGTACAACTTTTTGTGCATCAGGATCCAGAAAATAATTAGGCGATTTTAATTGTGCTCTCATTATTTTTCTGTATACTGCTTCTTCTACTGGTGATAGTTTGTAAGATTCACCACTAAAAGGATTTCTAACATCTAAATCGATGTCTTCATGATCTAGGAACTTACACTCAGACATATCGTATGGAAATTTAGTATACTTTCTTGTTGTAGTATGTTCATAACCATATATGTCAGTGTAAGTTATATTGGTTTTACTCGGACCACTTTCCATGTAAATCCCTCCTTTGATAGTTGATCAAGCAACTTTTTGTGCCATATTTTAGCTTCTTCCTCTGTAGCATAGTTAGGATGAAATTCAGCATTTCTAGCTGCTTGATAGTGTTTAACTGATAGTATTTTAAGTAACACTATATAGTTTGGATCTGGATGACTTTCTGCTACTGAAACGACATAATGTTTATTCATCATCTGGTGCTATTGTACTAGTAATTTCATTTATTACAATTTCCAATGGTTTGAATTTAGTTCTTACTGGTATTGATGTATCTTCATAATCATCTTTATCTACATCTAAGTAAGTTAATTCAGACATCATCCATTGAACACCGTCCCAATAGTAGATATATTCAATCCATACATCTCCTTGTGTCATACGAAAATACTGTTTTATATCTTCATATGAATCGTATTCTTCTTTTTTACCCATATATTCAATATCAGCATCAGATATAGAACGAATAGATTTAAGTTCTATTTCATCTACTTGTGATTGAGTATTAAAATGATTTAGTAATTCATAACCAACTCCACCTATCATTTCGTTAGTTCTTACAAAACCAGGATAACCGTCAAAGTGACAATAAACTGCTTTTACTGTTTTAAAACCTTCTTTATCGGTTCTTTTAAATACGATGTTTGATCTTGTTGACATTACACACCTCTCTTTCTGCGTATTGATGTTACCATACTACCTTTACCGTCTTGGACATACATAAATTCATATCCTAAGTCTTCAAGTAAAGCTATTTGATCTGTTATTTTTCGTTGTGCATCTAAGGCAAGTTCAGATACGCTTCTATCATCTAGCTTATCTAACTCTTGTCTAACTGCATCCATTTCAGATAGTTTACCCATTTGTTACTCCTTCTACTTCGTTTGCTAAATTATTGATTTCATCAACTTTGTTAGCAATCATTTGTTTGTTGGCTTCAACTTCAGCTTCTATCTCTTTTTGTCTCCACTCTGCTGTTTCCATAACGCCTACTGGTAATATTCCGTCTGGTTCTATGAAAACACTTTCGCCATTACCTATGTCTACTTGCATAGATTTTTCTCTTCCAGTGTTCCAATGTAAAGCACCAGGACCATTACCTTCGTCGTCCATAGATACAAATATTGCGACTCCACTATTTAGTATTAATACTAACCCAGTAGTGTTGTCTTTATCCCATTGTTTCCACAGGATGTGTTCTATTTTTTGTCCTTGCAATAAAGCAAAAGCTTTCTTGTGCCAAGCTTCTGTTCTTTGCATTGTTTTCTTAATGTCCTCCATTATTCATCTCCTTCCATTCATTAATCCATTCTTTAATAATATCTATTTCCTCATTGAACTCGCCTTGCATTGTTATTTCGTCAAGCGTTTCATCATCACCAATATATTGTTCTACTTTGTATATTCCGTGTAACCAGAACCAAGTTGAACCAGATTGTGCGTGTTCAAGTTTTTTACCTAAGAACTCTTTTAGTTTCATTTTTCTACTAATGTCCTCCATTGTATAGTCCTCCCCATTTATATTGGTTTATGTGATTTTGGTATTTTGGTTCTTTGCCTAGCATTACATCGCTAAATGTACCAAGATCTGCAATATATATATCATTTTGAGAACCTCTGATATACCAATTGTATATTTCTTTTACCATTTTTTCAAATTTGTTTTTATACTCTTTTTTAAAAGTATGTAAAGAATATTTAGCTTGTATTTTACATCGTTTACAAGTGTAAGTATCTCTTTCAACCATAGTATAAAAACTATCGTATACTTCTTGATATGTTAATTTATCATTCATGCTCTTTCTCCATCTAATATTTTCATATATTTATCTTTATTGCCATTGCAATCTTCTATTACTTTTTCTTCCCATTCAGATTCTTTTAATGGATAGTCAAAGTTTCCGCAGCAATCTCCTGCATACTCTGATTCTACTGCATTTTTACTGTAGTCTTGTTTACCAGTATTCATATTTACAAATACTTTTTCGTATACTGCATCACTACCGCACCAATTGCATACAAAATATTCCTTGTTTTTTGTCAAGTTATTAGGATATAATTTTTTTGTAATTGGTTTAAATATCTCTCCCATTTCTTCATTCATTGCTATTGTCCTCCATTTTCCAATATTGATATATCCATTGGTCTTTGTGTTTTATTACTGAGTTATTTTCTGTAAACAACCACCAAGCTCTTCCATATTTCTTTGAAAACGCTTCACGTTCAGCAATACCTTTTTTTGACCAAGGATCATTAAACTTCATTTTTTTCATTCTTTCTTGTATTGTTTCTGGTTCTTTCAAACCTTTACGTTTTTTCCAAGCCATTTCTCTGTTATTCATTTTTTCTCCTAATTATAATTATTAGTGCAAGAATGGTCTGCCGTGGCGGACCTAGCCACTGTTTTTTATCTTGCACTAATATATTTTCAGAACTGAGGCAACTATACCCACTAGTCAGGCTTCCATGGACCTTATATAAGACTCGCCTATTTTGAATAATGTTGTTGCCTCTATTCTGATTTAAGCCACTCAGGAACTTGTTTAATACAAGGAACTGTAATGTGACTATAGTTCACTTGGTCGTTTACCGACCTTCATCATCCAAGGTTCTAATGACATATGCAATAACCAGTCTGACATTGAAATAAGTTGACCTATGTCTTCTACGACATGTTGTTCGCCTATTTGTCTTACTGGTACTTGTCTGCCATCAGAATTGGTGATGTATTTACCAAATACGTCAATACACCAACCAATACCTTCTGTATGATGTCTCATTGATCTGTGAGTTGGTAATGAACAACCACGCTTAGAATCATCAAACCAATGATGAATCTTAATGTAGTCGTCTACTGTACCACCCCATTTCTTTACACTGCTTTTACTATGATAAAGAGGATCCATTACTCTACCTCTTCAGTTTTACGTTCTACTTTTTCGTCTAACATATCACTAATAAAATCGTGTAATTGCTTTAGTTTTGGTTGATCTTTCTTCAAAGAAATATCTAATTCAACACTTTCGTAAGATTTTTTCTTAGGAAATATATCCTTTAAAAATCCTTCAAATCTTTTTGAAAGTGTTTCATCTAATATTACTTCTGTTTTCTCAGATTCCTGAACCATTACATTTGTTTCTTGGTTAACATTGAGTTTAACTTTGTTATTATCAAACTCTACTTTAAAGTAGTTTTGACTACCATTATTGTTTTGCCAACCAGGATGCAACATTTGATAAAATGCTTCATCAACATTTTCCCATTCGTCTTTGCGTACTCTTGGATACATTAATTGTAAAATTCTTGTATCAAAGTGTGTAAATTCATCATATACATATGATTGTACTCTACGCAATGTAATACCACGTTCACCAGTATTAGGTACTGTTGTAATTTCATGTATTGACCATCCTAAATCCAAAACGCTTTGAACAACGCCATTAGACCAATCTTCTAGATCCATAGTAGCAAACGCTTCTGGTTCCATATCTATAAGATATTGTTTGCGTTCTTCTATGTGTTTTCTTAGTCTTCTGGTATTTTCATCACTTTCCCATAACGAATAGTTAATTACGGTTTCTGGATTTACGTTTTCACCGTGATGTGTGTGCATATAAAAATGTCTCATTATATGCGATGGATGTATTTGCATACCATTTTCATCACGAAATTCTACGTTTTCCAAACAACCGTCATCACCGTATCCGTTGTATTCAAGTTTGATACTTTTAATATTAGTATGTTCCATAATTGATTTAAACTTTTCGTGTAATTCAATTTTAGTTGCATAGTTTCTAAACATATCTTGTACACTACTAAGTTGGTTCCAACCATAACCGTGCACCTTTTTTGGTGAACCGTCTTTGTTTGAACCAAGCGTTTTCTTCATAGCTTTACCAAACTTAATTTTAAGCTTTGTAAAGTTTACATCATTCCAGCTCATTATTCTCTCCTCTTTGTTTTACTTTGTAACTCAATTAACATTGCTGCAAGATATACTATCATATCTAATGCCTCTTCGATAGCATCTTGCAAGTGATCTCTTGTACCGTCTAACGGTACTTCTTCTCCGTGCTCTATAGCACCGTGTTGAAGTCTTTCTTCTATTAGTTCAAGTATTGTTTCGTTATTACTTTTTTTAATACCTAACCAATGTAATATTTTTTTAATCATATTATTTCCCTTTTAAATCGCATATAGCGGCAAGAGAGAACCGCTATACACTATCTTGTTCATCTATTGACTTCCCAAGAATAAAAAGAAGGCTCATAATCGCCTTTGTTAGCCTCATCTTTTAAACTTGGTTTTTCACTCTCTTGAACATCGTTCATTACTGATTTTGATAGCATACTTAAACTATCATCACAACATTCTTCTTTGACTACAAAGTTGTATTGTTGTTTTTCATAGTTATACTCGCTTTCTGCTATCGTTACTCTACATGTTGAACATACTACTCGAAGTGGTTCTTTTTTCATTTGTTCACCACCTTGTAGTATATTGCCCACATCAAAGGTTTTGACATCTTGCTACACACTACATTTAACGCTGGATCGTATGCGTTATCTGCTTGTTTTTGCAATGGTTTCAAATCAATTTTATATTGATGCTTAAACCAATCGCTAAATAGTGTAGAATGCTGCAACTTTGTGTGATATATTGCTTTTTTAGTCATCTTTTAGCACCTTTATACTAATGGTTTTAGATTTAACATTAACATAAGTATCTATTACTTCATTGAATGGTTCGAAGTCTAGTGTGACTTCATCATCAAACTTTAGATTTATGTCAATGTTCTTTGGCAATGGTACATGTTTCTTTCTAGGTTTTTTATCTTCTTTTTTACCAGTCATAAAACAACTCTTTTCTTAGTTGCTCTAAACTGTCGTATATCATTTCCCCTACTTTTAGGACAAACAATATAGTTATAAAGAAGAAAAACCATAAAGATAAGTCTAGTGCTATAGACGATATGGTATTCATATACTCTGCTGTAAACATAGAGTATTTCGTATCAAATCGTACAAATAGTACTATACTTGTTACTATTGTTGCTATACTAAGTATTAAATACTTGAGTACATTCATTAGGTAATTATTAATGCAAGCGTATGCAAATCCAGCGTTTTTACCTTTGTACGCTGTCTTTATTTTCATAGCATATCGCTTTATGTAGTTTACGGGCATTTTTGCACCTCTCTTGTTGTTAATAAAAATCTTTGCCGACTAACATTGTGGATTAACTGATATAGGTATATTGATATGATGTTGTGATCTGTTGTGATATTAGTCGGCATAAGTTATAATAATTATTCCTTAAACCAATGGCAAGTCGTTTTTCCATACGGCAATTCTAATGATTTAAAAAGTTTTTCGATGCGATAGCACCGATGGTTGCACTATGGTACCAACATTTCTGCTGATACCATAGTACTGTTAGATTAACGATAATTATACTTCATCGTCAAATTCTAACTCACCAACATTATCGTTGGTTGGTTGGACATACAAGGTTATCAGATTAACTGATTCATCCTTATTGTATGGATAAGATTCATACGCAATAGGATTACCTTCGCCGTCTTCGGTGATAACTTGCAAATTCTTTAATGCAAGGTATTTCTCTAATGACGGACGGAACATTGCACTCGTCCAACTGTCGGATCGTAGGGTTATCAGATAGATAAATCTATACTTCTTATCAGAATATAGTTTATTCTGGGACTGAAGTGTTTTACCGCTGATAGAACCTAATGTGACATTCTCAGCAAGGTTATTGCGAACCTTATCACTCTTACAAGTAGTAGTGGTTGGACGCATCTTAGTGTTTACTAAGTAATCCTTGATGCTAATGTCACGACTATTAAGCATAGTCCACGCATCTTTTAACATTATTTGATTAGACATTGTTAACTCTCTTTCTTTTGTTTTATTATTATTAGGGGGCTTGCCCCCGAAGGTGCAGCTACGCCCGTTAAGCAAATATTGACTTAGAAATATTCAAACGAATATTTTCAACGATATTGAATATGAAAAGTCAATATTTGTAGGGTGTAGGTGTTATATATACTACGTACACGCAATCTAGGGCAATTTTTTAAAATGATTGCAAGGTAGATAAAAAAATGATTAAGTTAAAATATGAAACAGGTAAAAAAACTAATTACGTTTCTTAAAAAGAATAAAGTTATGGAAAGATACAATAAAGATAAAAACAAATGGGAAGAGGTTGAGTTAGATCTAGGAGATGAGGAAACCTTTGGCTTAGTACAAACAATGTCTGCAGAATTAGACATTATGGTTACTATAGAAGAAATGGAATTAGGAATTAAACCTAACAAAAGTAAGATGAACTAGTGCAAGGTATAAACGTATATATATACGTATATATAAATGTACATTTATACATACATTTATGTATTGCTATATTATAAACGTTTATAATAAACGTATGAAGCAAAAAAAGAATAAACCGACTTTGAAAGAAGTTGTAGGATTAATAGGAATACTAGCCAATCAAGTAGAGCAATTGAAAATGCAAATTTGGAACGGCGATAGGGCCCTTGATCTATATTTAGAGATGAAAGGCGATAAAGAAGACTTTAAAAAATTTTTGGAAGAAAAATTCCCTATAGATGATAAAGATAACAAAAAGACTGAAGAAAAATAATTTTCAGCCAAAACAGTACGTAGTGTATACTACCAAAGATAAAAGTATACCTGAGTATGTGCATTGGCAAGAGTGCGATGAAGACGACTGGGGAATTAGCGATGATGGATACATTAGTAAGTGTATTTATCGCAATGTGTACAAAAAAGGGACGCTAGTGACGTTTCCGTACGGTAGGCAATGGTTAGGTAGCAAGAGACGCTTAGAATTTGAACCTCACTGGCGTTCTGGCAATTTAAACAACGTTTCTACTAAACCGTACAGTGAAATAGAAACACGTTCTAAAAGAGCAGAGTTAGCAGTGGATGCATTTGTTGCATATAAAGTAGCGGGGGAAAAACCTGATATGGAACAGATTGGTAAGATATATAGACCAGATCAAGCAGAACCGCATATAGCTGCAAAAAGATTATTTAAGCTGAAGGAGACAAAGCAAATGATAAAAGATAAGTTACAAGAGGTGTTAACTGAAAAAGGTATAGATGAAGGATATGTGTTAGATGTTATGAAAGACGCAGTTACTGTAGCACAAATGAAAGAAGATCCAGGAAATATGATACGTGCAGCAGATAAGTTGTCTGAGTTTTTAGATATGAAACCGCAAAAGACTCAACAAACAGAAACTTTAGAAATGGATATAAGCCATCAAATATCAAATCAGTTTGAAACTCAAAAGAAAAAGTTAAAAGCTACACAGACTAGAGAGATAGGCGATGGAGAAGAAAATAATACTCAAAGGTAAAGAAGATAATATTCTAGTATTTTTAGCTACAATGGTACAGGTAGCAAAAGATATGGAATTAGAATTTACTATTATTGTAGATGAAGGATAAAAAACAAGACATTATAAAAGAAATGCAACAAGACATGTTGTTATTTGGCAGAATGGTAATGCCTAATATGTTTAGTAGTGAGTCTCCTCCATTCCATTATGATCTCACAGAACATTTATTAGACAAGGAACGCAAACAAATAAATATTATAGCTCCACGTGGACACGCTAAGTCTTCAGTAGTTGCTGGTATTTATCCCTTGTTTCATTTGATGTTTGACGAAGGCATAAAGGTTATTGTTCTAGTATCTAGGACGCAATCACACGCTACTAAACTATTAGGTACCATAAAAGATGTATTAGACTATTCTCAAGAGTTTAGATATTTTTTTGGTTACTGGGGAATGCAATCAGCACGTAAATGGACAAACACAGAAATAGAATTAAAAGATGGTAGCGTTATTATTTGTAAAGGTACAGGACAGCAAATACGTGGTATTAAACATGGAAATCAACGACCTACTCTTTTAATACTAGATGATCCAGAAGATGAAAACAATACAAAAACAGCAGAAGCTATGGAATACAACTTACGTTGGTTGTTGCAATCTGGTGTTCCGTCCTTGGACCCGTTATCTGGAAGAATTTGTGTTATTGGTACTCCGCAGCACGAACGGTGTATGGTAGAAACATTAAAAGATATGAAAGGTTGGAAGACTTTAGAGTTTAGACCAGATCTTGAAAAGAAAGTTGCTTTATGGGATGAAGTATGGCCTGTAGAAAAATTAATAGAGAAAAAAGAAGAGTTGGATAGTATTAACAGACTTTCTGTGTTTTACAGAGAATATCTATGTCAAATAGTAGGTGACGAAGATAATTTATTTAAAAAAGAAGATATACAGTATTATGATGGTTATATAGAGCAGGACGAAGCAGGATTGTCGACTCTTGTCCTGACGAGCCTAAATGGTGAGGAAGTAGACGAGAGAAGACCTGTAAACGTGTTTACTGGTGTCGATCCTGCATCTAGTACGAAAAAAACTGCAGACTTTTCTGTAATTTTTAATATAGCCATAGATGACAACAATAATAGATTTGTTTTACCTTACTACAGAAAAAGAGCTAAGCCGTTATCACTAGCTGATGCTATTATACGTAATTTTAAAAATTATCGTAGCTCTAAAACAAGAATAGAGTCTGTAGGTTATCAGGAAATGTTAAGGCAATACATCAAAGAAGAATCTGAAAAACTTGGATTGTTTATCCCTGGTCTTGAAATAAAAGAAAACCCTAGAACTAGAAAATCATATAGATTAGAAAGTTTACAACCATTGTTTGCTAATAGAAAAGTTTACATCAATAAAAATATGCAAGCATTAGAAGATGAACTGTTATTATACCCTCGTGGTAAACACGATGATTTGCTAGACGGATTCTTTTATGCTAACAAAAATTCTTATAGACCATCCCATACTTTTACATCTGCAGCACCAAAAAAGGACAGTTTTCACTATTCTCCTCAAAAAAGTTGGAAAATTAACTAATATTCCTTGACTTTTCTCAATTTTATCTTATAAGTTAGTATAAGGTGCAAATAGATTTATTAAAGTACATGTTTACAGCAAATAGTTATGTGGAGCTGCTAGATAAGCATACAACAATAGAAGTACCAAAAGGATATAAGGTAGTAAATGCCAGACAGCGTAAAAAAAACAAAGAGAAAACAAAGAAGTCAGAACTATAACGATCTGATTGATGTGTTTGGTTATATTCCTGGAAGACTTAATAAAGAGTCTGGAGAGATAGCTGATGAAGTACAGGAGTCTTTAGAACTCTTAGACGAGTACAATAATTTGCGTGAAATCTGGGCTGTTAAATTTCAAGAAGCATTAGAGTTTAGAGCTGGAGCACAATGGTCTCAAGAAGAACGTGATGTCTTAGAACAGCGTGGGCAAGCGCCTATTGTAGTAAATCGTATACATCCTATTGTAGAAACTGCAAAATCTTTACTTACTTACAATTCACCTGAATTTCGTTCTAGTGCTAGAGAAGATTCTGATAGAGATACTGCAAAAGTATTTTCTGATTTATTTGCCTGGATGTGGGACCAATCATCTGGTAATGAAGAACTTAAAAAAATTGTAGATGATTACTATGTAGGTGGTATGGGGGTAATGCATATCTATCAAGATCCTATGGCTGATTTAGGAAAAGGTGAAGTATTTTTAAAATCTATTAATCCTCTAGATGTTTATATAGATCCAAATGCAAAAGACGTATATGCACGTGATGCTGCTCACATATTAGTAGTAAAATACATTACTGATGAACAAGCTATGCAATTATATCCAGACTTTATGGATATTATAGAAGATTCTGATAGTGCTATAGATAATGACGAAGAAATACCAGCAACAGACTTAGCAGCTACTGAAGGTCAAATATTTAATACTGACGAAGATACAAATTACCATACTAAGAGAAAATATATAGAACGCTATACGAAAGAAATGCATACATACTACAATATATATGAACCATTTTCGCAAAAAGAATATTTATTTAATGCTGATGAATATGCAGAATATAAAAAAACTTATTATATGCGTTTAAGTAAAGCAACGGGCGAAGAAGTTTATATTTCTGATCCAGACGCAAAAGAAGAATTATTAAAAGTCATAGAAGAGTTTGGTCCAATATTTCATTTTGAACTACCTGATCCTGAAATAGATAACGAAGGCAACCTTATTCCACAACCTCCTGTAAAAGTAAAAGGAATGGAAGGGCCAGATGCTATACCTGGAAGTACTACAGTTATTACACCGTTAACTGCGGAAGAAATGATAGGTATGGAAAATATTATGATGAATAAAATTGAAAAGTGTTGCGTAAAGTTAACAGCAACAGTTGGTAACAATGTTTTATATACTAGAATATTACCAACAGAAGAGTATCCTATTGTACCGTTAATGAATGTACATCACAGAAATCCTTATCCAGAGTCTGATGTTAGATTGTATAGACCTCTGCAAGAATACATAAATAAAATACGTTCATTGATTATTGCGCATGCAAGTACAAGTACAAATGTAAAATTATTGATTCCTCGTGGCTCAGCAGATCTTCGTCAAATCGAAGAAGAATGGAGTAGAGCAGGTACCAGTGTTATTGAGTTCGATGCTGAGCTAGGTGCACCTATTGTTGCTGGTCCTGTGCCATTACCAAATGAATTGTATAAAAACGAAGCAGATGCTAAATACGATCTTGAATACGGATTTGGTATTTTTGAACTTATGCAAGGTAGTGGTATGAACTCTCCATCAACTTATAGAGGAACACTTGTCGTTGACGAGTTTGGTCAACGAAGAATTAAATCTCGTAGAGATGATATAGAAAACTTTTTAAATCAGTGTGCAAAAGTTGCTGTACCTTTAATGCAACAAATATACACAGAAGAAAAGGTAATTAGATTAGTACAACCAAATGGATTGGAAAAAGAAGAACGCTTTAACTTTTTTAAAGAAATGGATAATGGCGATGTTATGAGATTCCATGATGTAACTTTAGGAAGATATGATGTTAAAGTAGTTTCTGGTTCTACATTACCAACAAATAGAATGGCTATGCTAAATACATATATGCAAATGTATCAAGCTGGATTGATTGACCAAGTAGAAGTCTTGAAGAAATCTGAACTAGTAGATATAGATGGAGTATTAGCAAGAAGTGGTCAGGCAGCACAAATGGCACAACAAATGCAAATGTTGCAAGAAGAATTAAAGAAAGTCAAAGGTGACTTACAAACTGCTACACGTGAAGAGCTACATGCTAAGAAACGTTTAGAAGTAGAAAAGTTTAGTTCCGATTTAGATAAAATATCTAATAGGGCTGAATCTGCTACACAGCTTTATAAAGCTAGAATAGCAGACGTTGAAAACAATCTAATGAACTCCGTTGGCTCCGTAGAGAAAGAACTAGCTGAAGAGCTAGATTCAGAACCTCAATTAGGAGAGATGGAGAGTTAGGAGGATAATATGAGTAACGAAAATGAGATGCTAAACACAGAACAATCAGTAGATCCACTTACAACTGCTAGTGCACCTACTGGTGATGATGACATTTTTAAGGAAGTATTTGGAGTAGACACCGACCAATTTGTAGCTAAAGTTGGCGAAGAAGTTCAAGAAACCTCTACAAATGAACCATCTGAAGTATCTGATGTTAGTAATCCAAAGGAAAGTCCTGACCAATTTCAATATTGGCAGAGTCAAGCAGATAAAAAAACTGCTGAAGTTGAATCGTTGAAAAAAGAAGTAGAAGCTCTTAAGTCGAAAGAACCTTCTGCACCAGAACAACCTCAACCTGCAGTTCAGTCTCAGGAAATAGTTAGACCTGTTAAACCTGTTAGACCGTCTAGTTTTGATAATTCCGAAGCACTAACTGATCCTGATAGCAAGTCTGCAAAATATCTTGCAGCAAAGGAACAGTATTTAGACGACATGACTGAATACTTAATGTCTCAGGAAGAAAAACGTAATCAGCTTACAGAACAGCAGCTGGCAGAGCAACAAAAGTTGCAGTCACAAAATCAATTGTTGTCTGATTTACAGTCTGGATACGGATATACTCCTGAAGAAGCTAACGACTTTTTAGATAAAATGTCTAAACCTGAGTCGTTGTCGCTAGATAACTTAGTTAAATTACATAAGTCTTTATCATCAAGAGAAAGTGAAAACATCCCGATGACACAACAACCTAATGTAATTGATCCAAGACAAAGTGAAATGGCACAAAGACAACAGAAGTTAGCAATTCCTAAACCTATCACGGTTCAAGCTGGTGCTAATAAGCAGTCATCTAAAAGTATAGAAGATCAAATGATGGATTCTATGGTTGCAAACTATAAGAAAAAGAATCCATTTTAATTAAGGAGAAAATAAGATGGCGATTTATAGCATAAATCCAGGAGATGCACAGGGCTCTTTAGCTTCAACAAGTATTAATGATTCTAGAAGAATCTTTAACTTTGGAGAGAGAGTAGCTGAGCTTGCACCTCAACAATCACCTTTTCTTACTTATTTATCAAAAGTTTCAAATAAGCCTACAGATGATCCTGTATTTAAATTTTTGGAACAAAGACACCAATATCAAAGAAGAAACTTCCAGATTCAAGCTGCTAAATCTACTGCTGCTTATAGTAGTGGTTTTAACGTAGCAACTGGACTTGAACTTGATGCTGATGTATTATATGATAAATATGGAAGAGAAGTATCAACAGCAACAGCACCTGAGTTTTTACTCGGAGATCAAATCGTAGCTATCGAATGTGAATACGATGCTAACGGACAAGATGCTGGTGCAGGAAGTGAAACACCTGCTATTGCTTACTACAAGTTAACTGCTGATCCAGTAAAAGTAGATCCCGTTAATAACGTGAATACTGCTGCTAGATTAGTTATGACTTTTTTAAGAGTAAACTATAAACCTACTGGCTCTAATGGAGCTACAGCAACTA